TCATCACGCCGAACAAGGTATGGGTCAAGAAATCCGACGCAACGATCGATGACATGACGAAGGCATTTACTGCCGTCGAGATTCCCGATCGGCAGCAGTCGTTGATGAACATTATCGAGTACTCGTTCCGTATTGCCGAAGAGAGCACAAACATACCCCTTATCTCTCAGGGTCAGAGCGGAGCGAGTACACCCGAGACATACGGTGCGGCGGCGCTGCAGAACAACAACGCGAACCAGTTGCTGCGCAGCATCGCCACGACGTGCGACGACTGCATCACCGAGCCGTTGATCCGCGACTACTACGAGTGGTTGCTGCTCGATCCAGATGTGCCGAACGAAGAGAAGGGTGACTTCAACATCAACGCCCACGGATCGTCCGCTCTGGTTGAGCGCGCGATTCAGGATCAGGTCATTCAGCAACTGGTTGAGCCGTCGCTTAATCCTGCCTTCGAGTTGAGCCCGGCGCGCGTGATGGAAGAGTATCTGAAGAGCAAGCGCATCGACTACCGCAGCCTGAAGCTGACCGACGAAGAGAAGGCTGAGATGGCGAAGCGTCAGCCGCCCCCGCCGCCAGCCGTACAGGCCGCACAGATCAGAGCGCAGGCACAGTTGGAAGCGGCCAAGATGCAGGAGCAGACCGCACAGACTCGCATCAAGGTTGATACCGACCGTGACACTGTGTACTCGCAGGCCGAGACTGAACGTACCCAAGCTGAGTTTGCTTCTCGCCGTGAGGAACTGCAGATTCGTCGCGAACTGGCAATGATGGATTACGCCAACAAGCACCAGATGAAGCTGGAAGATGTCAAGGCGAAGTTGGCAGATACGGTGATGAAGCTCCGCACTCAAAAGGAACTTGCGCTCGGCTCGACCGCTGTCGATCTGCACAAACACAGGAACCCGACCCCGCAGGTTACTGCACCTGCTGTTGAGGTTCCCGGCCGTGCTCCTGACGGGGAGGCGTTTCAAGCATGAGACTCAATGAAGCCCAAGCACTGAACCCGTTGTGGCAGGCGCTGCGTGCTCACTACACCGCACGTCTCGCGCAGCTTCGTATCGAGAATGACAACCCCGCACTTAGCGAGAAAGAAACTACCGTATTGCGCGGTCGCATCGCTGAGTGTCGTGCTCTATTGGATATAGATTCACCCGAGCCGGAAGCAATTACGGTTCAGGGAATGTAGGTGCCGCCGACCGAGAGGTCCACGGCAAGGATGACGACCCACGGAAACGCCGGTCGTCGATGAGCAGCAGTTGATTGGAGCCTGATATGGACCCTGAAATTGAAGAAGTTGTAGCACCGACAGCAGAGCAGGAAGCTGCTGAGTTTGATGGCGGGTTTGGCGATGATGTTGTCATACCGGCTGACGAACAGAAAATGGCGCAGATTCCCGAAGACGAATACCGGAAGCTGCTTGATAGCGTGGCGAAGATCGAAGGGATCGAAGGCGCGCTGGAAAAGCAATTTGGTACGGCCTTTGGCAAGATCGGCGGCATTGAGCGTGTGCTCGATCAATTGAAAGAGTCGGCTCCCGCTGGTGGAAAAATTGAACTGTCAAAGGAAGTCGTTGCCGATCTGGCAGCCGAGTTTCCCGAGATGGCCGAGCTTCAGTACAAGACCTTGCAGAAACTGGTCGACGTGCTGAACACCACTCGCACAGTCACCCCGGCTCCGCAAGAAGCCGCCCAACCTTCAGCGCCTGTCATTGACGAAGCGGCAATCGAACGTCGCGTCCGTCGTGCGATCACTGAAGAGACGTTGAACGAATTTGACGAGAAGTGGAAAGATACCATCGGCATGCCTGACGGTGAAGGGAATATTCCCGACACGCCATTCAGGCAATGGCTCGGTAAGCAGCCGAAGGAATATCAGACACGCGTCCGATCAACGTACAGCGCCACGGTCCTTACGGACGCACTGACCAAGTTCAAGGCAGCGCAGACGAAGGCGCAAGGGCGAAGGGAAGTTCTCGACGCCGCAGTTGAAGTAACGGGTAGCGGAGGGCAAGCGCCCAATGCTGCTGCTACTGACGACGATGATTTCAATTCTGGATTCAAGTCGTCATAACGTCATTCTTTTATAGGAGCCTATCATGGGCCAGATGCAAACTTTCGGCTTGACCCCCGGCCGAATCAATAAGTTCAAGGGTCAGATTCTGAAGCACGCTGTACCGGTGGAAGTCCTCGCCAAAGGTGGCCGTCAGGTCAAGTTCCCGAAGAACAACTCGGACACGTATGTTGCCCGCCGTTGGGTGCCCTACGGTGCGACCACGACCAACCCGAACCAGTTCTTCCAGAACGCAACCGGTGACCGTGCAAACACGATGGTCAATGCGCACCTGACTCAGGAAGGCGTGACCGTGCTGCCCGAGTCCATCACTCCGATGGACATCTCTGTTGTCATGCAGCAGTACTCCTGCCTGTACGGCTTCAGCGACAAGACCTACGATCTGTACGAGGATGACATTCCGCAGGCCATGCAGGAACAGATCGGCGAGCGCGTTGCACTGGTGAACGAGATGATCGTTTATGGCATCGTCAAGGCCAGCACCAACCAGTGGTACGGCGGCACCGGCACCAGCCGCACGACCGTCAATGGCAAGCTCACGCTGCCGCTGATCCGCAAGATCGTCAAGTCCCTGCAGGCGAACCACGGCAAGAGCGTGACGCGCGTGCTGTCGGCCTCCAACCAGTACGGCACCGACGCTGTGGCTTCCGGCTTCATCGTGTATTGCCATACCGATCTGGAACCGGACATTCGCGACCTGCCCGGCTTTACCCCTGTCGAGAAGTATGCCAGCGGCACGCCGATGGCAAACGAAGTCGGCAAGTGCGAACGCTTCCGCTTCGTTACCTCGCCCGACCTGCCGTCCTATCAGGACGCTGGTGCAGCGATCGGTACGCTCGGCCTGTACTCGACGACCGGCACCAGCATCGACGTGTATCCGCTGATCGTAGCGGCCGAAGATGCATGGTCGCAAGTCGCGGTGCGCGGCAAGGAATCCCTCGATCCGACCTTCCTGCCGCCCGGCCAGAAGTCGAAGAGCGATCCCTTCGGCCAGCGCGGCTATGCCGGCACGATCTGGTGGAAGGCAGCGATGGTCGAGAACTACGGCTGGCTGGCCGTCGCCAACGTCGGCGTGACCAACCTGTAAGCCATAGGGGCTGGCTAGTCTAGCGGCCCCGTTAAAGGAGAGCATCATGCAAAACACAGTTGCACAACAAATCGCCGCCGTTGCGGCCAGCAAAGATCGGGAGGCGCTTCGCCCCCTGCTCAATGCGCTGGCCGATCGGCTGGCGAGTCAGGCATTCAATGCTGGCTCACTGGCGATCGCAACGACTACGCAGCACGTCAAGACTACCGCGACCGTAAAACTGGTTGCCGGTGGTCGACATGTGGCTCTTGGCGCAGCCGATCCGATCTACAGTCTTGTCGCTGCCAACAGCGTCGCCATCAACAAGTTCAACGTCCTGTGTCTGTATTCCGATTCGGCCGGTACGGTGAGCGCGAAGATGGGCACCGAAGCGGCAACGCTTGCCGCAGTAACGTATCCGACGCCCGATGTTGGCAAGGCACTGTTCGGTATCGTCACGATTTCGGCCGGCGCGAACGTTTTCACTGGCGGCACCACAGCACTGACTGGCGGCACGGTGACGGTGACTTACACCGATGTCATCGGCGCTGTCGATCCGAGCATCGCGCTCGGATAACTCTACACAACGAAAGGAAACAATCATGGATAGCTTGCAAAACACTCCGCGGACTGCGATGCTCACCAAGGCAGGTCTGGCCGTCGGTACCACCACCACGACGACCACGACCAACTCGCTTGTCATGTACTACAGCATCAAGGGCAAGATGTACACCTTCACGGGTGCCAGCAACGGCGCGACGCCGACGACTGATGCCGTTACCGGTGCCGCGTTCCTGCCGATCGCTGTCAACAAGGCCGGCGTGTTCGTCTGGTGTCTCGACAGCAGTGCAGCACTCAAGGTCGTGCAGGGACAGATCGTGGATTACTCGGACGCTGGTGTCTTTGCCAACGCGCCGCAGTTCCCCGGCATTCCCGACACGCTGTGCCCCATCGGCTACGAACTGGTCAAGATTATCTCGACCGGCTCGGCATGGACGATGGGTGTCAGCAATCAGGCATCGCAGACCGGCATCACGAAGGTTCTGGTGGATTGCATGACTCTGCCTGACCGTCCGCAAGTGGCCTAACACCACAGCCCCTTGGCAACAGGGGGCTGTCCTGTACCAACCACACAAGGAGTATCACATGCAAGAACTTGCTCATACCGCCGACATGTCGGTCGGCCAGCAAACCGCTGGCAATTTCATTCTTCCGCCGCTTGACGTACAGATCGATCGTGAATCGATTGCAATCGAGCCTGTCGTATCGTCGCTGACCAAGAACGATTTCGACGAGATGATGTTCATGGAAGAACTGGTCAAGATTCGCGTCGAGCCGCTGAACGAAAAGAATCCGCGCAAGATGATCGACCTGTATGTCAATGGCAAAGCCGAGTGGGTGCCTGTCGGTCGTCCGTGGATCATGCGCCGCAAGTACGTCGAGGTGCTGGCTCG